ACTCTACGGAAGGCAGGAGCGTGGGCGTTCGTGAACAGAATAGGATATCTGGCTTCACACGAATCGCCTGAGCTACGGTCTTCTCGGGCTCGACCTTGGCATCGACAACGGTAACTTCGCACCCCAGTGCCTCAAAGGAATCCTTAATATGAACCCCGGTCTGATTGTCGGCTACCGGAAATGCCAAAAGAACTTTCGTCTTACCCATACACTACCTCCTGGTTAGGACAAGTCCGCATATAGATGCTGCGGTAGAGTCCTTGTGGCTATACGAGAGAGCTTCCTCTTTCGATGCCGTGAAGAATCCCTTCCCATAATTGATCCAATACGCTTCGCTGTGAACATTCCAATCCCCGATCATCCTCTGAATCTTGCGCTCATCGAATATTACGATATCGTGCCCAGACTTCACGAATCCATTTGACTCCAAGACACCAACATGCCTATTCTTCTTCCCGTAGAATCGCTTCTCAATCCCACAGGGGAATGTAAGAATCACTGAATCTGTAGCGATGCATTTCATGGCTTCTACGGCTTTCACATCGAGATCAGGACCAAACGCATGGCTGTTGGCATACCCGAACGGCACAATATGTTCTATCGTAGATACCGATATCACCACATCGTGTTTCTCTTTGTAGCCTCCGTCTGTGATGTCTTCGGTAACATATTCTATTTTTTCCAACGTATCACGCCACAATTTCTTTTTATCTTTTGTCGTAAGCAGACCTTCTCCGGATATCCTCTTCTCATCCGAATCCATCCCAACGTATGCAACGTCCCCAATTTCCAAAATGTCATCGATGTACCAAGCTCCCGCGAACCCAACATCCAGAACAGACATCCCCCCATCTCCATACAGGGCGACCAGCTTCTCGATAAGAAACCTTGTCTCTACATCCCTCTCGCTACGCCCTTGTGGTAACATAATCCCTCATCTCCCGAACCCGCTGTAGAACCTGATCTACGGATATGGATTTCATACACCTGTTATCTTTACACTTATTGAATTTGTTTTTATCCATCCTCCAACACCACTGACACTTTTCATCCCCACGGACAATCCCATATGGCGAATTCCATGGCCCACATTTGATATCCGAGGTAGGCCCAAAGAGGCCAATTGTCGGGACATCGAGAGCAGAAGCTACGTGCATAAGCCCACTGTCGTTAGAGATCATCATCCCACAGGACTGAATGAGCGCCGCCGTATCCTGCAGGTTAAGTTTATCCATATATTCCGTACAATTATCTGGCCAATCGTAGGCATCATCTTCCAAGCTCCCTACGATAGCGACCGACCCCTTCAGCCGTTTCACGAGATCCAGAAACCACGGCCACCGCTTGTTCTTGCTCGCAGGATGGCACCCCGGATGAATACAGTAGTCGAAGCCTGGGAACTGACGGTCACTCGGTATCGCATACGCCTTTGGCTTGGCAATAATCCCCAGAGCCTCAGCGTGTAGCAGGTTTACTTCAGCTTCACTCGTAGTGAGCGCGAGCTTCTTGACCGCATCATAGCTCTTGAAGGTTAGTCGATTCTTCACGTTTGGTGCATCCCCGAGCCGCCCCATATAGGTCTCGATCCCAACATCAAACGCTGTAGTCGTTGGATCTGGAAGCCATTCCTTCACATACTCTGGATGCTTGATGAGACTCATCACCCCCAGGTACTCGGCGTTCCCGCAGATATAGACCTCGTGTTTCGTAGCCAGTGCCGCGATCAAGGGGGTAGCGAGAATAGCGTTCCCGATACCGGATGTTCCAAGATATACTCCGACCTTCACTGCCACCATCCCCTTGCCATCTGTGCCGATCGGAGCCAGGGATATTCCCCCCACCCACCATCGTTCACAACAAACGTACCCTCGGATTTATTCTTCTTCATGATCTTGTCATTATTTGGAATATCTACGACCTTGTCCTTCTTCCACGGCACCCAGTTTCTATAATGAAACTGATGATATATGGGAAACTTTTTGGCATCGAGCTTAACAATCCTCGTCCCGTTGTTCTTCATTCTATTCAGGAGATCGTTGTCCTGACGGCCAAGGCCCTTCATGCGTTCATCGTACCCATGAATGCCCTGCCATACCCCGCGAGAAGCTACTTGGTAGGCACCGGGGGGGTTCTTGTATTCCTCGGTTTTTGAATACCTGAGAAGAAACTCTCTTCCTTTCGGATCCTTAATGAAATCGATCTCCTCACTCATCGGCATAAGGATCCTCGTAATTGCGGTCGGGATCAATAGGGAATCCTCTTGTGCTCTCTTCATAATTTCAACTATGGTCTTGGGCATAATAATATGATCTACGCATGTCGTACACACAAAATCACCCTGGTCGATCTTGCGAAGCAGGAAATTATACATATGAGGGACACTGAAAGATCTGTCATTCTTGTCGGACCAGGCCTGCCAATAAGCGATACCGAGGGCGTCGCAAATAGCCGCATTTGATTTCGTAATATGTTCGGAGTCTTCGTATCCTACGATATGGACCCGTATATCTAACCCAAGCTTCCGGTGTGCGTATTCGAATGGAGCGAGGTTATTGTATAGCCGAGATCCATACCGACCATGGGTGGCTTCTATGACATGGAGAACCATCTCAGCTCCCTTCCTTTAGTACATCAATAATCCGTTCGCCGATTGGCTTCCATGAAAAGTTCGTGATGAGATCCTGGCGAGCCTTCTTGGCCTTGGCCTTCGCTTCCTTCTGGTTTTCATATACATGACGCATGAGCCTTCGTAGATGCCCCTCTGAGGGCTCTGCAAACTTCTGCCCAACATAGTTCGGTGTAATCTTCGTAAGTTCCTCACCTGTATCCCTGAATTCGAGAACGTCGATCAGGTATGAGTTCGATTTATTCATAAACTCGGTATTGCCACCCCACCCGGTCCCGATCGTCGGAACCTCCATGCTCATGGCTTCACTATACGGAAGGCCCCACCCTTCTCCACGGGATGACAGAACAAAGCAATCAGCGGCCTTATATAGTCTCGGCAAATCTTTCAGATCGAAGATATCTCCGTAGAACAAAATGTCTGGGGCATTCTTGATTTTTAGACTATCCCTAAACCCACGTAATCTATTATAAAGATTTTGCTTATGCTGGTCAGTTACCCCCCCAAAGTATCCCTTGAAAATCAGACATACATCCCTGTTCCCCTTGAATTCTCTGGTATACGCACGCATCAAAATGTCCCATCCTTTTCTATAGGTAACATCCATGATGGTCAGGAAGTAGAAATCTCGCTTATGCGGAATGGGGATAGGTTTGTACTTATTCGGATCGAACCTGTCGGTATCAACGATGTGTGGAATGACGCGCATCTTTTTTGAGTTGAATCCAGAACGTTCGAATGTTGCCCTATTGAATTCGCATGGGACCATGATGAGCTTCATCTTTTCCATGATCTTAATCCACGCTGGAGGGCATCCATCTGTTTCGAATACCGTATACCCGATATTCGGTCGTCCACTATCCATACTACGTCTATACACGTTTGGGACCGTATGGTGAACCTTTGGGGCATCCGCCGCTACAGGGATGTGCTCAAGCTGCTGTAGGGTCTTGAGATCAGACCCAGATACGGCTGGTGCCGCAATAGGAGACCACCCCCGTACTGGACTAAATCGAATCTTTACCCCGAGCTTATGTAGGGCAAAAATATAATCTCTCGCACACGTCGCATACCCTGACGGATCGTATGCGGGGGCGTGCCATATAACCTCTGGTTGTCCCATTTATTTCCTCATCGCAATAGGACGAAGCCCGATGGGAGGCGAATATCTTGATATAGTGATAACTTTTCATTCAGCATATCCAAGATATCCCCATCGGTCTCCTTCTCCCTCGCCTTTTCCATTACTGGAAAATCGTGTTCCGTAAGCCCCTGAATATAAGCGACCCTATGTCCCCTACTCATCTTCCAGTATTCGGTCATCTCCATACTTACGGGGCGGCGGCTTTTCTTCCTGAGCACTTCCCTTTCATCACGTGACATCTTCTCACGCCACTGTTTATACTCAAGGCTATCACGGAGAATCTTGTCGATAAGTTTAGCTTGTAACGCAATGTATAGGCTACCATTTGGAGGCTTGAGACTATTAGAAATCTCATACTCCGTAAACTCATCAGTAAGATCATAGAACTGACCTCCGGTAATACGAAGATCACGGAGATCGTTGATGATACACGTTCCGACGAGAATTCCCCGAATAATCATAGGACGTATCCTAGATTATAGGGCTCGGGCGACCACCAGGAAGATTGTCAAGTTCTGGTGAAGGAATACCCTTGTCCCCACCGACACCCATATCCTGAAGGCGCTTGTACGCCGCCCGCACGAGTCTCACATCGGCCTTGTCATCATCGACGATATCTTCCAGCTCAGAAATACAGGTAGAGTTCTCAACCCGGCTCATCACAACGTTGAAGTCCTGACGGCTTGGATTGTTCTGGCTCGGCGGAGGCGTGGTCGGCTTCGTAGGCTCGGGTTTCTTTCCCGCTGCCTTGAGGGCCTCGTTCCATTCCTTACAGTCTTCGAGCTGCTCAAAGAGTTTGATTTGGCCCTGCATGACAAGACCCTTGAGCTCGTTGTTCCTTTTTAGGAATTCCTCATCGGGCATGATTGACATGAGGTCAGTAATAGACTTGGGAGCGATCTTTGCGTCCGGATCTTCCTGTCGTCGCTTGAGGGTCTGGAGAATTATGATGTTATTGCTGAGGTTTTGAATTATCATCCTGGTTGCTCCTTTTATTTATTGGTTCGATAAAAAAGGGTCCCGGAGGACAACACTGCCCTCCGGTCCCTTTTCTTTTCAGCTTTGGTTAATGTCCCGATTACGAGGTAGGCCCATAAACAGGCTCACCATAGGTATCGGCTTGGAACCAAGGCGTAAAGGCCGACTTATTAGTGACGGTGATCTTCACGATTGCACGAGGGTTCACAACTCCAATCCCTATTTCTTCGTAAACGACCCATCCGAGTCGCAGTTTTTCCGGCTTGTCAGCAGGAATAACATTGACGTCTTGCCTGATCGGCATGACACCAACGAATTCCGGCTCGGCGAGACAGTAGACCGTTCCGCGAGGAACCATCTTGCTGACGAGGATGTCCGTGGTCCAAAGGTGGCCCACGAGTCCTGTCTGCAGGATTTCCCGCTGGGTGACTGGATCAAAATCGGTCCCGCCATTCCAGGTAAGGATATCCACATACTCACTGTAGTTCATGACAAACTTCGCCGGGACGAGGTCCCACTTGCCGATTTCTGCCATGGCCGAAAGCATCGCTGCTCTGGAAAGCGTGTTGGTAGCGGTGACTCCGGGGTTGATTCCGGACTGGGAAGCCGCTTCGATAGCCGCGAAGATATTGCTATCTTCAATGGCCATCAGATCGAGTTTTGCACGTTGCTGCGCCCGGTCAATAAGGTTGAAGCGTCTGGCCTTGGCCTGACTGAACCTTACCTGTGGGTAGCTGGCGATCTCGAAAAGCGGAACCGTCACCCTCTCGCCTTCCTGGACGGAATCTGGCACTCTGCCGCGCTTGCCTACCACCACGGCAGGGATTTTGATGTCCTTGTCGTAGACTGGCAGAGCTCCCTGCGGTAGGGGATCGGGCACCAACAGCTTCCGTCCGATACTCTGATAATCCAGAGTCATTCGGATGGGGTTCGCCATTGAGGCCGCAAGTGCGACTCGTCCGCCCTCAGTTTCGAGGGCACGTTCGATGAGTGCATCCTTTTCTTCCGGTGTAAGAGGATTGATATCTGGCATTCTATTCACCTCCTTTCAAGGTGTGTTATATTTTGTACTTCCTATCTAAAAACGGTAAAGATTAGTTCGGCTACCGTTTACACGGTTTCTGGTTGCCAGACCGTCAAGATGGTCATAAAGTCATCCGCGGTCGCGCTTGCGGGGGCTTCAATAACCTTGGCGATGATCTGTTGGTTGTAGTTTCCGGCAGGCGTAAGCTTGCCCTGGTTTGCACCCGTAGGGATCCACGTCAGAAGCGTGTTGACCGGATAGGCTTCAGCAGTGTCGTAGCACCCTTTGACTTTGTACTTCCCACCGTTCTGCAGGTAGTAAAAGTCGCACTTACCGGACTTCAGGGCGTCAACGAGATTCGAAGCGAACATGATGAATCCCTCGGTCGCTGAGGCCAGGTCAAGTACCGTTGCCCCGCTTTCGTTGGTAAATTTGCCGATCATTCCGGCGGTAAAGCCCGTGGTACCCAGCCCGTAAGGGGAGTTCAGGTCCAAGGCCCCGGAGTTCCGAAGGTCCTCAGTTGCGAGGGCCAACAGAGTTGCCGACAAATCGTACGAATCGGGTCCTGTCAGTGGTTCAAGGATTGGAATAAGCATGTGTTTCACCTCCTTTCATAATTTTTTTTTATATATAAACTCATTTGGTTTGAGTTGACGGCTGCTTCTTCGACCAGATACCTTCCAACTTTTGCTGGAAGCTCTCGCTTTTCACGGGAGTAGCGGGTACGGTGCTCAGCCCACCTGTCCGTACGATCGAAGCCTTCGGTGTCAGTGATTTTTCCACTTCATCAAGCCTTGCGATAACCTGTCGTTCTACCATCGTTTCGGTAGCACGGAAGCCCAGGTCATCCATGTCCATCATATTGTCAACGGCCGCTTTCTTGGATAGCTCAGAGTTCTCGATGAGCCCCTTCTGGGCCATTCGGTCAACGAGGGCGATCGATCGTTCTGCTCGGATCCGCATCGCTTCGTTGAGTTTGTGTTCTTGATTCTTCGCAGCTTCCACTTTCTTTTCAGCGGTAAGCCGTTCAGTATCATCGGCCTTGGCCGCGACCTGGTTGCGAAGTCTGGCGTTCTCAGCTTCGAGTTCCCTATTCAGGGCGATTACGATATTGTCGTTTTCAACCGCACCCTTCTTGCCCTTGCCCATGGTCTGCCCAGAGGGCTTCTGTGTTCGTTTCTTGACGAGCTTACTAGCATACCCGGAATCGCCATAGGCTTCCGAATAGTATGCTTTCTCATTCGTGATCTTCTTGGTCAGGGCTGCTTTTCCACCGCTCTTCTTCGCGATGATCTCGACGCGCATGGCCTCTTTGGTCATAATGGGTCGGACATGCATCTCAGCCGCAACGGCCTTGAGTCCCTGGGACCGCATCCTCTTGAGGAGGAGGGAACCATAGCCCTTCGAAGCGAAGAACTCCCATTCAGCAAACGTTTCCTTACCGAAAGCATCCTTCGCTGTTGCCTTGAGAACAGTCTTCCCTTCTGGATCTTTTACGGTCCAATGGGAATAGAGCTTGCTGGCTTCCCGCACGAATTCGGCGGTGAATCCAGCTTCCTTCTTGCTCTTACTCTTCCCAATTCCCGTTCCCCTGGGCGGTAAATCTTTGGTGCTTTCTGTCTTGTCTTTCGGGTACACTTTCTTATGCCTTTCGACCCGCTCTTCATCCGTTCTTGGGTTTCCCCTACGACCGCCACCTGCGCCAGGACCACGTCCTGTTCCCCTCGCCGGCAGATCCTTGGTGCTTTTTACGTCGTCGGTAGGATGCACATCCTTATGCCTCTCAAGCCTTTCCTCATCCGTCCTGGGGTTCCCGCCACGCCTAGGGCCTGCATTCGCTTTTTTTCGTAGCTGTAAGGAACGTCTGGCCTTCGCGGTACGCACTCGTCCACGACTTGATCTGGCTTTCGGAGCTCCCAAATCTGAAGGCGCATCGAAATCATCGCCACCTAGAGGGGATTTCCCGGCCGGTACTGGAAAGGATTTCGGAGCTTTGTCTTTACCTTTCACTTTCGGTTTACCACCGAAGCCTTCGACAGCTTCGGTCAGGACATCGATCTCTTTGGCGAAGTCATCATCCTTTTTCTCCAATTCCTTAACAGCGTTCTGGAGGTTTTTGATCTGTTCGGATGCGTTTTCACTCTTCTCTTTGCCCTTCGGGGCGTCCTTGCGATCTTCGGTGCCCTTGTCCTTCGGTGGAGTTTTCATACCATTCCCCCCCATTTCCTTGTTCGTGCCCTTTGTGTCCTTACCTTCATCACCCTCGGGGTCGTAAATGTTTTCGGCTACTTTCGGCATATGGGCGTTATTCGACCACATCTTCGAAAGCTGGCTGTTGATTGGATTCGTATCCGGCCCCATCCTCTTGTCTTTAGCCCGCGTAGCTTCATCCTGACGACCGGGATCTTTTTCCGGTGAATAGGAAACTTCTTTCATCCGAACGTCCTCAGCCACTCCCGCAACAATCGCGAGTTCAGCCCGAAGATCCTTGCGAAGTGATTTCAGCTTCGCGTACGCTTTGGTCCCAATAGCTTTGCGGACCAGACCCGAAACCTTGTTCAGCTTGAGAGCAAGGTTCGCTTTCAGCTTCTTGAGGGCATCCCTTCCCTTCGCGTAGTCGGGGAAGTATTTGTCCTTCGTCGCAGGACCTTCATCATATTTCCGGCCTTCATCAGAATCGGGTTTGTACCGATCAGCCTTTCCTTCTCCGGCTGCAGCCGTTGTCAGACGCTTTTTGGCGCGCGCCATAATCTGCGCGATCCTGTCCTGCCCTGCCGCTGCCGCTGATACAGGTGTAGGAGCTTCGGGGATGGCTTGGGCCACGGGGGCCACAGGAGCCACTGGTGCTACAGCTACCGGTTCTACTGGGGCTTCGGGGGCCACAGGGGCTACCGGAGCGACAGGAACCGCAGGAGCAGCGGTCGGGGCAATGGGTGCTTGGGCCGGTACGGCTGCCGAAGGCTGAATAACTCCAGCTACGGCTGTAACGCCACCACCCGTCAATGCGTTATCGCGAATAGCCATCAGCGCACTTGGATCAATCGCCTGACCACCCGCATTCTGTTTGATCGTTCTCAACATTTGTCTGTCCTGGATAGACTCAACGTCCCCTACCGGGGTCCGTTCGCCTCCATCAACTCTCGTGATTACGCCGCCACCATTTCCCATGGCTTTCCTCCTTGTGATAGTGTCATCTTTGTTTGGAGCTAGATGCGATTTCTTCAAGCATCTGCTTTGTTTTTGGTTCTCCAAATGAATCAATCATGATTCCAATTGCGGCCAAAGTATCATCACTGATACCGCCATGGGCCACCTTCTCCAACATAAGTGCGTAGCGGTCGGCTGGTACTGTTACCCATGAGAGTTCTATAAAGTTGACACCCCGATTGTCTTCATAGACATCCACGAAGCTGCCATTATGATATATCTTCCCACCCTTGCTATTCTTAACATGATCACAGTATTCGGCTTCAGTCTTAGCAATATGGCCACAGACTGAACACATCGAATACGCAACCCTGGCCCCCATGGACACGGCATTTACATAACCTTTGTCTATCGATCGAACGAGTTCTGGATCTCGCTTGGAATCTACCGCTACGAGAGCCTCAATAAACTTCCCATTCATATTCGGGACCACATCGAGAATCACACCGACGGCTTTACTTACGTCATCATTCTGGTGATTCTTGAAGTTTCCACGACCAACAAACGTTTGATATACATTTTTTCCAAGCGTCTCATCGTATCGCATAAGTTCTGGTGCCGTAGGATCCTCAATGCTTCCCCATCGGAACATGTCACCGTTATCGTTTGCGACATCTCCGTGCATAGCAATTACTCTATAATAATGAAATTCGGGATCGTATGATCCGATACGCGAAGAGTTTCCTTCGCTTTCCATCGCCGCCTTGTAATTAGCGAGTGCCCGACGATAGACCTGCGGAATTTCGCGAACCGAGCCAAAAGTCTTACTCGCAAACTTTAGGTTTACACCCGAACCTTTCCCTGCTCGATCACAATATTTTTCGACATGCGCTTCTACATTTAGTGCATATTTTATCATAACATCACCTCCGAAAAATAATTCATCGGGTTAGCTCGCATTCTTAGCATCGCGTTTGACCTTTTCGGCCTGCTTCTTCAGGTCTCTCCTGATTCCTTGTGCGTTCTTTTCGAAATCAGCGAGATCCTCGTCAGTCTCAATCTTCTTCGCCTTACCTGCTATAATTCCAGTCTTCGTCATTGCCATGTTATTCTCCTACAGCCTGGGTTGCGTTGGGAGGAAGCGCAGGTACTGATGGCGTTGCTCCACCAGATGCGCCGCTAGGAGTTCCACCGGGAATTCCACCCACTGCCCCAGGGGCTACTGGTACGCCAGGTTTTGCCGGTCCCGCCTCTTCCCCTGGGGAAGGAACCAGTCCAGTCGGGCCACCCTTTTCTTCTGGGGTAGGCGCTGGACTCTTGCTCTGTAGCGTCTTCTTGGCTGCAATCGCATCTTCATTTTCTTTTGCGATAAGGTCCTGTTCTTTTTCTGGATCAAGACCGAGATACACAAGAAGAGTCTGCTTGCTAATTAGTCCCTTCGCCTGAAGACTCGTATAGAGAGTCTTCTGTTGGGCATCATCTTTCAGCCTCATCATTTCCCATTCAACCTGCGGAACGATCAGCTCGTTATCACCCGTATCCTTGTTGACTTTATAGAATCCCTGTGCTCTCGCAACAGGCTTATAGACATTGTCTACAATCCAATTCGAAAGAACTTTCTGGAATCTTATATACCGATTTATTAAGACCTGAAGCCCAACTGAAGCGTTCGCATACGTTGGTCCACTCCCCTCAATAATCGCCCTATTAATACCCATAGCTGCATAGATTTCTTTATCAACCCACTCATACTCACCGCTAAGAGGTACAATCTTTCCTGCACTTGTGATGTAATCGAAATTGACATAGTTGTGCCAGATGAACCAAGAGTTCGGATCTTGACTTGCCTGGTTAAGGGCTTCAGACACGTTGGATAGTGTTGCCTCATCGGCGGGGTGCAGATCATCGCCGACCTTAACTACCTTAATCGGTCGCCAGTGACGCTTGGCGATACTAAACTGCGCCCTTCGGATCATATCTTTATACATAAGGACCTTGAATGCCCTAAATGAAACAGGAAGACCATAACTTTCGTACATAGAATTCTTTCTAGCTATATGTGTAACTTGTGGAACCTCAAACATATCCTTACTGCCACTCGCATCTTGAATTTCTAATTTGAAGTTCGATAGTGGAACTTTCTCCCCACGAGCGATATATGCTTTGATCTTGTTGTCAATTTTGTTGTAGATGTCAACAGGCTTTCTGGTCTGTACAATTCTCTTGAGGCTATCATCGGGGTCTAGCTTGAGGACCGGTTCTTCAGCGAAGATGTTGTTTTCGATTTCAACATAATCCGGATTCAAACATACGAAACTTTTCCATCGTCCCGCATCATCATCCCATACCCCGAAAGGAAATGCGTTTCCAAGCTTATTATACTCCAATGAAATAAACGACAATAGCTTTTCGATCTTTAGTACATCGAATGCCATTTCATCGAAGAACCTCTTTACCTTCGGATCATCGCACACGTTTCTAAGGCCAGTTACTGGAAATTCTGCGTTAAGATCCGTTGCAGTACCGACAACTGGATCCGTCCTGTAGTAGTATCGTGCCCACTGGTTTATTTCTCTAACCTTAGTGGGAAGCTGTAGGTTGGTTGGTTCGTACAGTGGATGATAATAATCGCCCGTTTGCCTTGTAACCTGAGCGGCAGCGTGCTTGATAAGATTCTTACCGATGGAGGGAGAGGCAGATGGTTGCTTGGTCATTGCGCCACTTTTTTTCAAAGACGCAAAACGACCCTCGAGGTTATCCGTAGCAATCTGATGTGCTGTACGCAAAGGCGTCAATATCTCTCCGACTCAGGGAAATGTGTAAGAATAAATCGGTTTGAACGCCTTTGCCTAGTATTTCTACAGGCAGGCTACAATATAATACAATAAGATACTATAATCTATATTCTGTCAAGCATTTTTTCTTAGTTTTTTCATCATTCTGTAATTATTTTTGCGTCCCGTATGGCTTTTTGTTCGTCTTCTAATGCTTTTTGTTCTTCCTGTAACGTCTCTATCTCCTGTTTGTAGCCATTTATGTGCTCATTATACTTTTCGACCGCCCCCATGACGAGCTGGACGCTTCTACGGTCGGCCATATGCTCGATAGAAACAACCAAAGTATTGATCATGTTTACGGTATCTTGTAGACCGATGAGCCTGTCGGCTTCTACCTCCAATATCTGGTTCAGGGTAGCCCCAAGGTTACGTAATGCCTGAAGGCTCTGGCCAGCGTTATCTTCGATAAGGTAATCAATCTCTTCTACGACTCCCTGCATCTGCGCTGATAGTTGTCCGAGTGCATAGAATCGATTCATCAGGTGGCTGATTGTCTCTTCATCCATCCCCATATTTACCTCGATTGGAACATACGTTCGGTTTCATGGTACCCATCGCCATCTATAAGTTCTTCGGTCCCAAAGTCGGGTGTTGTAGGCGCTACTCTATTCTTGCTCGATTGCTCGTAGTACGGATCAGGGTTCTGTTTCTTCTTCTTCACCCGTTCCCTATATTCATCCGTTATACTGAGTGGATTTTCAGGGGATACTTCGTCACCATCATCGGAACTAATATGTACCGCATTTCGCATAATCACCCTGTCCATCATCGTGCCCACCATATATTCATGAACGTCACGGACAGGATCAGACCCAAGACGGAGACTACGAGAAGTACGATGGTCCGTATCACCAACTGCGTCCCGCAATCTCGCATGTGTACGTCGACGATGCGTAATGCGTACCCGAGGAGTAGACCGACTATGAAGGTTACTATCCACATCTTACCACCATCTTAGTATCCAATTGCCGCTCCACCAATTCCCTGTCCGGGGGGTGCGTACGATTGATCAGATCCCATGCCACGGTTCTGGTTCCGATCGCCACCGGCCATCCCATCGAAGTCGTTCTCATCCATTCCTTCGGCTTCATTCCTAAAACGCTTTCGATGCCGTATGTTGAACGGAAGATTATCCTTCGTCCTTGGACGTTCTTCGTTCTGATCGACTTCTTGGTCAACCTGAACCGGGAAGATATTGTCGCCAATCTTTACGAAGTCAGTCACCATTACACTACTCCTGTTTTTGTGGCGTCAACTTACATGGCTTTTCTTTCTTTGTAATCGTACGGAAGAAGTCTGCGAGTATTGCCTTATTCATCTTCTTCCTAAATTCCTTACGGTCCATCTTGTTCAGGCGATCTAGGATCTCTCGTATAGACATTATCCCATCCCCCTACAAGTTTGCTTTTTCACGGCTGGATTTTGGTTTATACGTTGCGTTGCTTTTCTTCCCACATTTCGGGCACTTGGCTCCACCCTCCATGGCGATCTTTCCGGGGGTGACTTCGAACTTATGACCACAGCTCGAACACGTAGCCGTATACAGGGGATGAGTAGATGTCCCGTCAGCGAGCTTCTTCCTGAACCTGCTCATCCCTGCGGTCGTATCGACATCATCGTAGGCACCCTCACGTTCGATCTCGTTCTGGATACCCTGTCCATCAACCACGTCCATCGTGACCCCGAGTTGTTCTGCGATACCCTTGATCGCACTCTGGATCTTCGAAGTAGACTGTGAATACGTTTCTTCGTTGAAGAATACGTTCCCCTCATTATCCCGATAGACGATCGGAGTCTTATAATTGACGAGCGCCCATCCGTTCTGCATCTGTGTAATTCTAAGGTTTTCCGTACCTCGCACAGGCCCCTTGTCCTTGTCGAATGTACCATCAAAGAACGTCTGGGCAACATCGTTGTTCCGAAGGGCTAACCTCGATTGAAAGCGTGGTGATGCTTTCTTCTTCATCCGAAACGATTTTCCTGATGCTTCCATCTCTTGATAGGGGCCAGTCCTCTTAGTCTCACCTTCCATCTTCGGAGTGTCCATCACATCCATCGTGATCCCGAGATCTTCGGCAATCCCGAGGATCTTGTTCTGGATGCTCGATGTGGAGACCGAGTATTTGTCTTCGTTGTAAAACACATTCCCCTCGGCATCACGATATGCAAGCGGAGTATCGTAGTTCACGAGAGCCCACCCGCTATCCTTCTTCGTTATCTTGAGGTTCTCCGTTCCCCACACAGGATTCTTATCCTTCGGGAACGAATCCTCCAGGAACATCCTGACCACTTCTTCGTTCTGGCGAGCTACCTTCTTGAGGGAAGCGTGCTTCTTCTGATACGCTGGCAGAGCATCGGTAGCCGGAACATTCACGGTCGTAACCCCACGGTCGGTAAAGTAATCACGCAGGATCTCCACATCAGCCTTGTCCATACCATCAAGTTCTTCGTTGCTATATGCGTTCACACACTCGGGACACTTGTGATACACGGTCCCGATTCCAGACTCGAAGTAGGCACAGTCCCTGCATTTGTCTACGTTGTTCGGGCGACCCTTTTCAGCCGTCCGGATTTTTCCAGAACGAGATGCCTGGCTGGCGGGAGGATTCGTTCCAATGAGTTTTAGTTCCGATTCTTCGTAGCTATCACCACTACTACCTTCATCGTACTCCACATAGTATACCCATCCATTATCAAAACTGCTCTCTACAACCACGCCAGGGCCCCACCGCCCTGTCTCTACCTTGGTGCCGTCCTTGAACTTCGGCTCTGCGGCCGTGACGGTATATGACTCGCCGGTTGGAGAGTCATGGCGAGAGACAACCATCGTAAACGAATTCGGTCCGTTATCGTAGACCTTGATGGTCATCTCTGATGTCTTCGGAAGGAGCTTATCACGCAGGCCGTCGAAATCACTGAACTCAACATTCGCTGTACCAGACTGGTTCTGCCAGCCTATATTACTTCCTTCGGCACTCCAGACACCATCACCTTTATCAGCGATGATCTCATCCATCCTTTCGGTGAAGTATTCGTATTCCATCTGGAATATATCCGAGTCGTTATAGACGTATTCCAAGATAGCTTCGTCTAGGCTACCACCGGACTCCTTGACACCTTCCCTGATGTAATCATAGCTTTCGCTATCGATGTCATCTTTTATGTCTTGGATTCGTGCTTCTGAGATCTCAGATTCATCCCAAGAGGCGAGGAGCTTGTCTCCATCATCCCCATCAGCTACCCTTCCCATCCGTCCACGCAACCGTGCCGCGATAGGCATAGGTTCCTGCTCCTGAGTAGGTTCTTCTTCGGGAGCTTCCCCACCCTCAGCCATAGCAAACGTATCATCTTCAATCGTCTGTATCTCAGCGTTGATTGCTTCGACATCGTTCAAGTACGCCTTGATGGCTTCCCCGGCATCGGCGAGCTCATCAACGATCTCGGCGAGCTTCCGCATGGCTTTCTTTTCAGGGAAGACCACGAGCTCTTGAGATACGCCCTTCGCTTCGAGGATGTCTTTCTTGAACCGATCGATAGCATCGGTCACAAATTTACCGAGGGCGGACACGCGAGATAAGATCTCCACATTATCTCTGGCGCTCAACTTCGGCTCCACATCCTGAACGGTCATGAGAAGACCGCCGTAGGACATAACAACATCCGTCGGCATATTCCCTTCAAGGCGTTCGAGGAGGTCGCCAACATCGGCTATCCTCGAATCCTTCTGCTTCTTGATCTTCTTTGTCGCACCGGGAACTCCTGCCTTCCCTTCTTCGGAGGCCTTGAACTTCGCAACAGCCTCCTTGATGGTGTCGAGCTTCTCGTCCAGGGCAGCGACATCATTCTGGATCTTGATGGACTTCTTGTCCATCTCCTGCATGAACTCCCCAATGTTTGTAGGGGCATCGGTCTTCGGCGCGTCCTCCGCAACTCCCGAAGGCCTCTTCATAACACGCTTGAATTTTATTTTCTCGGTGGGCCTGTCCTGTCCCCACATCTTGACTTTCTTGGGATCTGCCTCGGCAGCGGTCCTCGATCCGAGAGACGCTTCCCTGTCGGTACCCATCAGTCGTTGGAACGATTCGAGGGAGGACTCGGGGAGTGCCTGGCGGACTTCCTCGTATAACTTGATGCTATCGCCAATCTGCTTCCTGACCCACGAGATATTCCCGTTGACAAAGGATTCAGCGATCTGTTCGGCTTCTGTCTGTTCTGGATAGCCATCATCATCCATGGCACGCTTGTTCCGAGAAGCCTCTTTCTTGGTCGGATGAACCTTCCGAATCTCAGCAACGAGCTCGTTATACACTTCATCTGGATACCAGTTGTCGAACGCGATCTTCCCGTCATCATATATGATATAGTGGTCGGTGAGTTCGTCCGTCCCGCCACCAACATGTTCTCCACCTGCGGGGAACTCTAGGTTTATCCACCCACCAAGCCCCTTCGGTTCAATTTTGACTATCTTGAACCCCTCGAACTCACTCGCGATATCCTCATCGCTCGTATACCGTCCTTCGGACCCCTCCGCCCTCTTGTTCAGAGAAGCGGTCTTCGAGGGAATGATATGATCAACCCCATCATAGTCAACCTCTATATCCTCTCCATCCCGACTTTTCCCATCAAGCAATATTCTCTCATCGCCAACCATGTCTCCCCAATCAGAATCTGCCCCACGGGATACGGCACCAATCATCTTTTCTGGCCATATTGTAATCTGACCTCTGTTGCCAGTTTCATCATCAACAATACCCCATGTGATAGCACCAACAGAGAGCTCATCTCTCTGGTCATTTGCACTCATGCCTTCCCTCACGTCCTCAATGTTCTCTTCCGTTACGGTAACTTCATCCAACCTACTTGCCGTAGCACTCTTCTTGAGTCTCGCGGTCTTCGAGGGAATGGCGTACTGAGGTTTTACCCCAGGCCCAGGAATCCCTTTCGTCCGGTCGGTGTTCTGTTCCTTCTTCGTCCGAGCCTTTTGATCCCGTTCTTCACGAACCATCTTGGCGGTTTCATCGACACGAGGATCCTTGTCTTTCGCGTAGCCGGGGAATACGTGGCGAACGTTTTCTGCTTCTTCCGCACCCGACGGCGGTGTCCGGTCGGTGAGCTGAGAAAGATCAGCTTCCTTGACCTGTTTTATAGTCTTAATAGATCCAGACTCTTTGATAGAACGACCGATTCTAGCCATCTTCACCATATCGACAAGTCGTTCAATCATACCGGCATTTCGGTGGGTCCACTTACCGCGATCATCTTGTGCGTGAACTTTCTTACTGATAACATCGTACTCCTTCGCCGTTAGCGTAATCCCTGCCTTCTTTTCGGCGGCAGATACGATGGAGGTAAGATCGTTGGCTTTCGCTATTGAAACAATCGTCTTGGGTGCCCCTACATGAAGGAAGCCCTGCGCAAGCTGCCCCTTGACTTCAAGTCGGCGCTCGGGAGGTCTTTCGGATGTTCCGACCCGGACCTTCGGCTTTGCCATGGACGCGACCTTCTTCATCTGCTCGTCACACACCTTGCCATCATCATCTTTCGATGAAGCATTTTTTACGATACCGGGAATACCGGAAATCTTGGTCACGAAGTCATCTAGCCAATTTGCGATTTTCATCTTCTTCCTCCATTTATTTACTTGAGTACAAAGTCATAAGGTCATTCTGGACATCTTTTAGCGCGTCATTTGCGCCTTCATTGAATCCAAGTTCGTAACTTTTCTTATCAAACCTTTCCAGGTCGTTCCAGTCCTTGCGTTCACTCTGGACAGCATCTCTCCTTCTTGTTACCATGTCAAGAGCATCACTAATCATGTCTAGGTCTGGATACTTCCCTCGCTCTGGATCATCCCGACTCGCCGCCTGTTTCATCACAACAGAATCGTGTGGATGAAGTCCAGCAACCGGACCATCCATTACCTTGTCAGCATCATTGAATCTGTTGCCCATATTATATCCTTCTCCAGCTTCTTCTGGCATTTGCTGTCGATCCCAGAATGGGGTTTCCTGTTGCCCCTTGTTGAAGTCGTTCATCGTGATCCAATCGAAGTTTCTCCTATAAGTCCTTTTCCCTGGTGGGGAAGTAACTGGTGCAGATCGCGAATACGGCTTGCCCTTCGACATTACTACGCGATCATTATACAACATAGCCCTTCTCCAGTCATTAGCGAACGAAAACGAAATAACCCACGGATCATCTCGCCTGAATAACCAACCCTCGGCTCCAATCCGATTGACCACGTGATCCATTACATCCTTTATGTTTTCTGGGTACTTTCCCTTGCCAAGCATAGACCCAAACCAAACCTCAACCTCTTTGCGAGGATCATCATACTCAACTGTCTGTGGATGAACGCCCTTCTCGTGAAATACCTTTGCCAAAAGATCCTCATCCAAATTACCCCACGACTCGTTGCCAGGGAACTCATAATCTGTAGCAATAGCAGCGAGCTTCGTCGCCATCTTTCGACTCCGACGGAACTGATCGACGATATCTTTTTTCATTCGAAAGTACACAATCCAGTTCCCCGTCGGCTCGTTATATTCTACACGAAATTCATCCATAGGGTCGTACCCTTCTGCGATTAGCTTCTCCCCTTCGGAGACAGCATCGTCGTAGGAACCACGTCCCTTCTTGTAGACTACTTCCTCGTGTAGTACATTTGGCATTCTATTTCTTTTCTTTCTCCTGTGACAGATCCCTGGGGGTTTCGTTTCCCCACTGGTTCGTGCCGGAATCCGGTTGCCCCTGTGAAAGGATCTTCGTAGGCACGCACGTTGAGTTGTACTTATCGGTGCCGTCCAGCTGCCGTACGTTCTCGATAGGCGTGTTCCAGAGCTTACACCAAACCTTCCCACCTTCGGTCGTACGATCTTCCATATACTTCTTACAGTTCCGACATGGAAGCTTGATCTCATCACCCTTTGTGACCGTATCCTTTTCAATATTCTTATCATCTTCGGCCTTCGCTGCGGTCTTCGCAATACTTTCAGCAACGGCATCGATGTCTGCTCGAATGGATTCGATGGCATGTTTATTCATCCAGAACCGATTGGATAGTTTCGTCTGGACACTGGCAAGACGCATAGCATATATCTTGCCGTCCTTCCTGTCTACGAATTCCCCGTCCTCACGGAGTGCCCGGATAATCGCAGATTCTACGCCATCAGCATCGAGAATACCTTCACGGTTCGCAGCGACAACCTTCCCATTCTTCGATGCGTAACGTGAATGCTTATACGCTTCGGCGATAAGATCCGAAAACGGTACCACCGACATGGATTCGAATTCCAGTGGATGAATTTCGTGGGCGAACTTTCTCATTATCTCTTTCATGACTATTCTCCTCCTACCAACTTATCCGAAGTTGTGACCGGCATTTTCGGTCGGGTCAGCGTTCATCTTGCCTTCATCGTTGAACTCGCGAATCCCCGAACCACCGGGAGCGTTGCTCAGGTTGATTTCATCCTGACGGGTCTTATCGATCTGCCGTACCTTTGGTTTCTGGAACGGCTTCCCGTTTTCATCAAGCATCTGTTCTTCTTCTTCTTCCTGTGGCGTTGGCTGAACTTCCTGTACCGGGGCCTGTGGGCCAGCCGCTTGCCGTTCAATAGCTTGCTTTACGAGACTATCAACCTTCGAAGATGCGGTCGCATCATCAAATGTCAGATT